GTCATACTTTTGTAGCTGTTAATTACTTTTAATATTTTTTTATAGAACTTTTAATTTATTCAAGGGGTATGCAGGGGGCATAGGGGGTATGTGTACTATTCATATACGTACTCAACCTAAAAATACTCAAATTCAATGTTAACTACTATCGGGCTGTACTCCTAATGTTCCTCGACCATACCTTAAAGTATCCTTAAGGAGTACCTATGTGTAGACGTAAGGGGGGCCTCGGGGGTATCTTATACCTATTATACCATGTATTTCAGATTTGTCAAGTAAAAAATGCATAAAAGTAAAAAAAATTTAAAAAAAAGTAAAAAAAAGACTTGACAAATCTCTAATTTGTTGTATAATAGTAGTTATATGTTTTTTTAAGGCAAGGTAACACACCCATACTTACACAGGCACAAGGTTACACGTCCAAAGACATATAATCTCATTGGTGGGAGGAGAACTCACCACTCTGCCCGGGCAGAAAACACGAGTTCTACACAATTTAACTAACGCACCAATGGGATAATTGAGTTTTCCCACTGGTATCTATACACTTTATGCAGGGAGAACAAAATGACAACAACAGAAATGATTACAGAATTAACAAAAACAGTCTCAAACTTACAAAGAGATGTGGAATCTCTTAAAGAAGATAAAGATTATTTGTATAGGAAGTTAGAAAAGGCTTATGATGATAGAATACAGCTACGTGCTGAGAATCAAAAGCTAAAAAACCCTGTAAACCACAATAACGAAGAGGAGGAATGCATTGCTTGCAGTGCATAAAGGATAATTATGGCATATACTTACGCAAAACCAACAAAAAAAGTAAAATCTAAAGCCTCTACTAAGAAAGAGGACAAATATAACCCTAAAGCAAAGGCTAAAAAGGGTAGAACAGCACGTGGTAAATACACATTGCCTAAAAAAGGATTCATGAGATAATGCCTGTATTTATACCCGCTATGGCAATTAGTTTAGCAACATCTATTGCTACAAGAACTATTGGTAAAAAGGCTCTTCAAAAAGCTATAACAACATATGGTAAGCCTTTTATAAAAACTCTTCAAAATATTGGTAATAATTCAAAAAAAATTAAAACTAGTGTTGATAAATTTAATAAAACTAATAAAAAACTTGAGAAAAAATCTAAACTAGAAAAAACTAAAACAAAAAAGAAAAAAGTAGAAAAAGAAAAAAAGGCTAAAGAGAAAAAAATAGAAGATAAAAAAACTACAACTAAAGTTAAAAAGGCATATGATAAAACTAAAGGAGCAGGAAGCACTCTTATAGCAAATACAGCAAAAGATATAAAAAATATAGCAAACGTGTTAAATAAATTAACACTAGGCGGTGCGGGTAAATTAACAAGTGGTGCCGGTACATTAGTTAAAGGAGCAGCAAAAAGACCTGTAACTACTGGACTAGGATTATATGGCGGTACTAAAGCTATAGATATGGGAACAAAACTATTTCAAGGTGGTAATAAAAAAGAAACAGATATAAAAAATGAAGTAACTGGTGGTGGTACTACTACTGGTGATAAAAATAATACAACTGCACAAGTTGCAGGAGCAGGTGGTACAGGAGTAAATGATTTTGTAGCTGCTCATAATTCTGCTTTAGATAGTGGTCAGCAATTTTTTAGATTTGATGGAAAGATGTATTCTGTTGGTAAAACAAGAATGTCTGACTTTTAGTGGCCAGAAATTATAGAAGAGAATATGTTACTTATGACTCTAAGCCTAAAAGAGTAAAGGCAAGAGTTGCTAGAAATAAAGCTAGACGCATAATGAAAAGAGCAGGACTAGCTAAAGTTGGAGATGGGAAAGATGTGCATCATAAAGATAATAATACACAAAACAATTCCCGGAAAAATCTGACGATGCAGTCCGCAAAAAAGAATAGGTCTTACCCACGCACACGCACAGGGAAGATGAAGAAATGATAAAAAAAGCTGTCTGGACTCCAAGGTATGGATGGCATTTAAGGAATGAAGATATGAAACCAAACGATTGTGGAAATTGTAAAACATGTGGGCATGCTTGCCATTGTTCCAATGGAGGCTCTTGTTGTGGTGGACAGTGTGAATGTAAATGTTGTGAACATGAATCATATGAGGCAAACAATGACTAAAAAAAGAAAGAAATTAAATCGGAGATATAATGGGAAAGAAAAGTCTTATCGAAGCAATTAAAAAAATTGAACTGGAAAGTGGTATGTGGGATGATGACCAATTAGAACAACTAAAAGATATGGATTTAAAAGAATTAAAACAGTATATTAAACAGTATGATAATTGGGAAGAATATGCTTCTTTACGACCATCAAGTGATAAAAAATTTATGGGGCATACACCTAATAAAAGAAAAACTTCTAGGTATACGTAATGCCTAAAACAGGTTTATACGCAAATATTAATAAAAGAAAAAAAGCAGGAACTAGTCGTTCTAAAGCTAAATCTACTATTACTGCTAAAGCATACGCAAATATGAAAGCAGGTTTTCCTAATTCTAAAAAAAATAAAAAGAAATAATGAAAGAAGGACAAAAGCAAAAAATTAAAAAAGTTGCTAAAGGTTTAGATAAAGCATCTAAGTCGCATAAGAAGCAATCAAAAGTTTTAAAAAAAATAGTAAAGAGTGCGAAAAGAACATAAAAGTAAAACAGGTGGACTAACTGATGCAGGTAGAGCACACTTTAAAAGAACAGAAGGTGCTAATCTTAAAAAACCTGTTGCTAAAGGAACAAATCCCCGAAGAGTATCTTTCGCTGCAAGATTTGCAGGAATGAAAGGCCCAATGAAAGATGCAAAAGGTAAACCTACAAGAAAAGCATTAGCACTTAAGAAATGGGGTTTTGGTAGTGAAAGTGCTGCAAGAAATTTTGCAAACAAAAATAAAAAAACATGATAGAAAAAGCTGTTTGGACTGAAAGGTATGGATGGCATTTAAGAGATTATAAGATGGATAATTGTAAAAACTGTGAACATGGCTGCCATTGTAGTAATGGCGGCTCTTGCACGTCTTGTGAATGCAAGAATTGTGAGTGTAAAAAAGAAGAAATAATTAATGAAGTATGACTGGAGAATTAAGATACGATTTATTAATAAAAAAACGTGATAAATTAATAAAACAGTATAATACAAAGCCAACAAAAGAATTAGAAAATAAAATAATAGATATTGAATCTTATATACGATATTTAATTGAAAAAGATACAAAAGCAGATTTACGACCACCAAATGATAAAAAATTTAATGGTCATACACCTAATAAAAGAAAAACTTCTAGATACACCTAATGCCCTTATATGAGTATGAAAATACAAAAACTGGGGAAAAATTTACAGAACATCTTCCTATCAGTAAAAGAAACTTTCCGTGTAGGGATAATAATATTAGAAGAGTTATATCTGCTCCTAACCTATCTATTATATCAGATATGGGTGGAAAGGAAGATAAAGCTAGAGAACAAATCTTAGCAACAGCAGAAAGAGGATACAAAGAACGTGAGCAAAAAAATAAAAACATCCCAGAGTGGTCAAAAGAAAGAAGAGAAAAAAGCAAGCAAAAAAGACGTTGGGCTTAATTGCATAGGTTATCCACATGATGACCCATATGGATTAATAGCAGCTTTTAAGAAAACATTTGGATTTAGTAAAGAAAAGGCTAAAACAAAAACGTCTGCAAAAGATTTTTATATTTAATGGAAAAGTATGTATCACAATGGTATTGGGATACAGATTGGAAAGGTAATAAATATAAAGCTTTTTATCATGGGCCAAAATTAGATTGGATGCACGAGTATAAAAATGACAATACTACCAGAAAAGAAAAAAGAAAAAGAGTTAACAGAACAACAAGAAAAGTTTCTTAGTGTTCTGTTTGGTGAAGCCCAAGGTAGCCCACAAAAAGCAGGAGAGATAGTAGGGTATCATCCTAATACATGGCCTAAAGTAGTTAAGGCATTAAAGAATGAAATTATAGAACAGGCAGAAAATGTTCTAGCCGCTCATTCTCCAAAAGCAGCAATAAGCATGGCAAATGCTTTAGATGCTGATGGAAGCATCCCCCAAGCAAATATCCGTATGGAAGCAGCTAAACAAATACTTGATAGAGTAGGTATAGCGAAAAGAGAAAAAATAGATATTGAGGCAAAGGTTCAACATGGAATCTTTATACTGCCCGCAAAGGAGATGAATGTCATTAATGCTGAAGACGAGAAAGGGTAATACAGTACCATTTGGTTATAAACTAGCAGAAGATAATCATAGTTTAGAACCAATTGAAAAAGAATTAGCAGCTTTAGAAAAAGCTAAAGAGTACTTAGAAAATTCTTCATATCGTGAAGTAGCCCAGTGGGTTACAGCAACAACAGGAAGATACATATCACATGTCGGTTTGATAAAGGCGATAAATAGGAGAACTTAATGAATGACATACCTCCTCCAAAGCCAAAGAAACCTCAAGGACTAAAAAGAAAAAAAGGTTTACAAGAAGATTTAAAAAAGGCAAAAAGAGCTACAAGACTTGCATTAAAAAAACAAGAAGATAAAGTAGCTAAAGCAAAAACAAAATTAACTGCTGCCCGATTATCTGCTGAAAATAAAAAGAAAAGTTTAAAAGAAATAAGTCAAGCTCTTGACGGAACAGAAACTACATTAGTTGATGAAGGTACTTTAGACAATACCCCAGATAATGTTCAAGAGTTAGTTAAAAATCAAGAGGTCATCTTTCAACCAAATGATGGGCCTCAAACATCATTTCTAGCATCATCAGAAAGAGAAGTCTTTTATGGTGGAGCAAGGGGTGGTGGAAAATCATATGCGATGCTTGTTGACCCTTTGCGATATTGTCATAAAGCACAACACCGAGCACTTTTAATTAGGCGTTCAATGCCAGAGTTAAGAGATATGATAACGCATTCACAGCGTTTATACTCAAGAGCTTTTAAAGGTGCAAGATGGAGAGAGCAAGAAAAAGAATGGCGTTTTCCATCTGGTGCAAGGATTGAATTTGGTTATGCAGAAAACATGACAGATGTGTTGCGTTACCAAGGACAATCGTATACGTGGATAGGTGTAGACGAATTACCCCAATATCCAACTCCCGATGTATATAACTTCTTGCGTTCATCGCTTAGAAGTGTAGACCCGGAAATACCTGTATTTATGAGAGCTACAGGAAACCCGGGGAATATAGGTTCTCAGTGGGTCAAGGAAATGTTCGTTGACCCATCTGAACCAAATAAAGCTTTTAATGTAGCTATTGAAACACCAACAGGTGTAAAGAAAATATCAAGGAGATTTATTCCTGCTAAATTACAGGATAATCCTTATTTGATGCAAACAGATGATTATTATATCATGTTAGCATCATTACCAGAAGTACAAAGAAAACAATTTTTAGAAGGCGACTGGAGTGCATTTGAAAATTCTTCGTTCCCAGAATTTAATAAAACAACCCATGTTGTCGACCCTTTTGACATTCCTAGGGGTTGGTCTCGTTTTCGTGCTGCTGACTGGGGGTATTCTTCTAATGCTTGTTGTTTATGGTTTGCTATTGATTGGGATAACAATCTATGGATTTATAGAGAGTTATATACTAAAAAAATTACAGCAGACGAATTTGCGAGAAAAGTATTAGAAGCTGAACAAGGTGAGTTTATGCGATATGGTGTGCTTGATTCATCAACATGGGCAAAACGTGGAGACGTTGGCCCAAGTATAGCTGAAACAATGATACAAGAAGGTTGTAAGTGGAGACCTTCAGATAGGTCACCGAAAAGTCGTATAAATGGTAAATTAGAAATTCATAAACGATTAAAAGTAAGTGAAAAAGATAATGAACCAACATTAAAAGTTTTTTCTAATTGCGTAAATTTAATTAGAACATTGCCCCTACTACCACTAGATAAAAATAATCCAGAAGATGTGGATACTGATGCAGAAGACCATGCTTATGATGCCTTACGATATGGTTGTATGAGCAGACCAATGCATCCTAGTGTAATGAAAGAACTTTTTCAAAATTCAAAAGAAAAAGTATTTAAACCAGTAGATAGAGTATTTGGATACTAATGAATAGACCAGAAAAAATTAAAATAGGATATAGAGATTATAAACTAGAAGAATGGAAACAAACTGTTGCAAGTGCTAATGAAGCACAAGGACAGTTTTTTGCTAAAGAAGGAATTATCGGTTATACAGCCGAGGAAACAGGAGTTTCTCATGCTAATACTTTACTTCATGAATGTATGCACGCAATTATATACCAATGGAACATGGAATTAGATGAAAAAACAGAAGAATCAGTAGTTAATGGTTTAGCTAATGGTTTAACAACAATATTTGTAGATAATCCAAAACTATTAGATTACTTCAAAGAAAAAATAAAGGAGGGCTAAATGCCACAACCAGTATTGACAAAATATAAACAGGG